AAATCCAACTTGAGATAGTTTAAAACTATCTTGATCTACTTTAGTTACATAATATTCAGAAGAACTTGTTAGTCCAGTAATAGGAGTCGTTGAAGATTCATATACAATAATCTCTCCACTAGAGAATCCATGATTTGGAATTTTTATAGTATTTGTATAATAATCAATTGGCTCTGATACTAAACTAGGATCATATGAAACTTTTCTAAATGTGAAATCGTCAGATGAATAATTTACTTTTAATGAAGAAATTCTTTGCTTTTTTTGAATCGCATCAAATCTATGAAAACCTGCGCCAAAATTTGTTAAGTTAATTTCGTTGACTAGATTTTCAGCATCAGACTTAGTGTTATGAAGTGTGAAATAATTGCTTCCAGTTACTCCAACATAATATACTGATTTATTCTTCAGTCCAATAATTTCTTGCTGATCATTGGAATTATAAAGTACTTTTTCTCCTGGATAAAAATAATGTGATTCGGATGTTATTATTGTGTTTGATGAAATACCTACATCAAATCCACTAGATGCATTAACTGTTACTCCATGAACATATGTTTCCATTACTGGAACAACATCACAATCTTTACCATTACCACCATAAACTTTGCATGTTGGTGGGTCAATATAATTGAATCCACCATCGAGGATTTTAATATCATCAACATAACCACTAATCACAAAGTTTCCAGTTGCTCCAATACCTCCATTATTTTGACCATCTGCATTCTGGCCATCAAAAATACTTAAAGTTGGAGGATTGATAATATCATAATCATTTCCCTCAGATAGAACGAATATTTTTTCTATTTGACCATAATATATGTTATTTTTAGATTTGTAATTTAAAACTTCAACACCATTCTTCAAAATTCCAATTTTTCCTGGAGATGTTACTGCAGAATTACTTTTTTCGACTGGTGGTTTAATATTTTTTACAATTCTTTTAGACTTCAATACAAAAGGTTCTTCTAAATTTAATACATTTTCAATATCATTAAAATCTGAATAGTAGAATGTATTATCAGTAACGTTACCTTCTACAGTTACGTATTCTTTAGTATAGACTCTGTTTAAACTAGTAGATAATTTAATTGTTTTATTATCAACTACAGTTACATAATATCTACCATTTGAAATATTCAACCTGTTTAAATTTGGTTCTCCAAATTCATCTTCTTCAGGCTCTTCGTAAATTATAGAATCTCCCGTATAAAATGAATGAGTTTTTTCTGGTTGAGTTGGTGTAGCATCCAAACCAACTTTTATTTCCTTATTATTTTGATTTTCTGGTAAATTTACTGTAAATGTAATTCTTCTATCATTTACATACAATTCACTATTTGAATAGTTTGGTAATGAAGATGACATAATAAACATGTCATCTTTTAGGTCATTTGGTCTATAAACGTTCTGAACATCAGTTAGATAATTATTTGCTTCTGGGAAAAACTTGAATATACCTTTATTAAGTTTTCTCTCTAAGAAAAATTCTACAGTTTCTGAATCAATATTTTGAATTAGAGACTGAGAAACAATAATATAATCAGTGGTATTATCTCTAGATACAACTTGAACATCATATGTTTCATTATTAGATGATATTACAGAAAATCTATCATCTATTGTTAAATCAAATTCACTTTCTAAGGTAATTGAATATTTTCTTTCATTAATATTGACTAATGATATATTTGAAATATTAAAAGTAGCTGCAGTATTAAATATCCAATTATTATATTTTCTAGTTTCATCTTTTAATCCTAGTGTATTAAACTTTACAGGATCTCCTTCAGCAAAATATGAAGACTTATCTGGTATTAAACTACTTAAAATATTTGTAATTCTAAAATATGCATCAGTACCATCATCAAGGGTTACAAATGCATATCTCTTTGATGAGACTAAAGTTCCTTTTGGAATTTCAAAATCTGCAAAAACACCATAAAATTCATTTATGGATCTAGTATTAATATCCAATGTTTCTATATCATCATCTAAGTAAACATCAAGTAATGATGCATTGTCAAATCCAATTGTAGAATCTACATACAAAAATTCTGGATATTGTCCATCGACACTTTGCTTATAGTCTTCGACTACTCTGGTAGTAGCAGTAGTGAAAAATTCACCATAAACTGTTCCAGAAACTGTAAGATCTTTATCGTAATCACTATCTAGAGAAACAATATAATATCTTTCCGTTCCCCTTTGTATTCTTTCTACATTAGTAATAGTACCATATGCAGTGATAGGATCTTCTGGATTTTGGCTATCAACTTCTCTTTGGTATAAAGTTCTATTTAAAATTAGATCAGTATAATCAATATCATCGAGAGAGTATAAAACTAAATCTGTTGTCCTTCTATTTGAAGATGCAGATGCTTCAAAAACACTATCACTTGGACGAATAATTTCAACCTTATCATTATATAATGCAGAAAATAAAATTTTAAATGATTCTTCTGTTCCCTTTGAAGCATAAAAATCATTAACTTGTTTATAAAATAATCTTGGATTTACATTTTCATTAAGTTCTCTCTCTTCAAATCCTGGAGCAATTTGTCTTTTAACTTTTTTGAAAAATTCTTGTAAGAATATTTTACTAAGATTTTGTACAGTAGAAGCAGAAAAATGAGTATCAGCTAAAGTTGCTTCAAATACTAATTCATTACCAATTTCAGATATTCCACTAAAACCCCTAACACAACTTTCGAAAGTGGTTTTTGTTTTTGACTTATAGGTTATAATTTCGTTGTTTATTTTTAATAATCCATAAGAATATGGAAATCCTGTAGTATCTTTAACAACTAAAATTTCATCATCAAATTCAAAATTTTGATCAACAATAGTTGAATCTGGAGTTAAAAGAATTTCATCAATTTTTACATATCTATCAATATTTGAAAGTAGATCATATGATCCGCCAGGTATTTCATTCGATTCAAAATATTGACGCAGAAAATCTTTGAAAAGTGGAAATTCATCATTTACAAAATCTGGAATTTGACTTTCCAGTACTTGTGATAGTCTGATTCTACTATTGCTTACCATCTTATTATCTTAAAAAGAGATTTTTATACTAAACGAATAACGTTATTATTTGAATATGTCGGAGTGAAAATAAATCTAGATCCTGTTGGATCTGCACCAGATGCAATATTGTCAATTACAGTATTAACTGTACTATAATTTGTATCAAACTGAAGGAATAAATCTTGCAGTCCTATAACATCATTTGAGTTTGGACATGCAGATATTTGAAGGGTTGAATTTCTTTCAATCTCCGTTGATACTATATTTATTGCATTTAATTTAATTTCTCCTTTAACATAATCTACAGATCCGACGTTTCTTCTTACGATAGTTGCGGATGGTTTATCGATGGAATATTCATCAACAGATATACCAGTTCTTAATTCTGGAGGATTTTGCGGTACTGTAATCAATACAATTTCACCAGTCTCATCATTAGTCGGAATGTCTGATAGATAAACTATATTGGTATTACCAGAAACTCTAAATCCAGAAGATTTTATGTTATATCCATCTTTGTTTAAAATCTTAAATGCATTACCAAAACAAATTTCATATTCTGCTAATCGATTCAAGGTTGCTCTTAAATCTCTACGAATTCTAATTTCTGTTATGTTTGAGGTAATTGATCTTTCAGATCTATCAATAAGTGAAGTTAACTGAGTATATCTAAATCTTGATCCATACATATTCATTTGATCACTTCTAGCAAAGTCGGTTAAACTTTCTATTACTGCCTGTCTTACAGTACTCGCATCATTAGTAAGATTAGTGTTATAGTATACATAAGTATCACATTCAATGTAAAGATAATTTGTATCTAATATCTCTGGAACAATTCCTGCAACTGAGTATTTTCTCAACTCTCTTTTGATACTATCTTTTACAGAGTTTGATATATAAAGACCATTTTGTGGTTTAATAGTAATAAAAACTTTTCCAAATCTTGGTGGATCTAACTCTTCTCCTCCAAATGCACTTATTGAATCAGTTTCTGGATATATTCTTCTTACGATTGTTTCATAGTCTGATGCAGTAACAGCTCTATTCTGTGCTGCATATGTTCTTGTAGCATAGTTTTTAACTGATGTAACAGATTCAATGTCTGATCCACCCCTTGCTGGAGAATCAGTCTGTAAGACAGATACATCTCTATCAATAACGTTATTATTATTATCTACAAGGTTGCCGATAAATCTAAATTCAGATGACCCATTAGCAGATTCACCATTGGTTACGATATAACTAACTTCTATAGAGTTGCCATTTTGTAGTTTATTACCAAATACCCCATCACCAAATATAATTTCATATCTTTCATCAGAAACTTCTTGTAAGAAAAATACTTTAGAGTTACCATCAATTTGTGTAATAGAGTCAGCCATTTTATATGTGACTCCATCATCAGTAAAAACACTGTCCTTTATGAAAACACGTAAAGTACTATAATCAATTCCTGGGTTTGCTAATATAAATCTTTGACTTGAATTCAATTCATCAACTACAAATCTCTCTTCTATTAGTGATCCCTCATAGATTTCAATATTTTCAAAATATGCCCTATCGTTGGAGACGAGAACAGTTACATCCTCTGGAACACAAAAAGTGTAACTATCACTACTAGATCCAACTGAATTTACAGCAATAGATCCTTTTCTAAGTGTCAGTGATCTTGGTAATACTGGAAATTCTGCAGTATTAACAGTGAAGGATACATTAGCAATAGGTGACTTTCTTGATCTTGGGAGATAACCAATATTTCTTGCAAGAGAAACTACATTTTCTCTTAATGTAGCACTATCAATAAAGATCTCATTACTCAACATATTTGCATTATATGATGCAATATATGTGTTATATGCCAACATATCAATAACTAGGGATAATGTAGATCCCTCATAGTCATAATCTGTAAAGGCACTATTTGATCGAATATAATCTTTTATCGTGCTCTTTATTTGCTCAAAGTCTAGGCTTGTGAATTGCGTAATTGCCATTTACCTTGTTGCTAATAGTACAAAAGAAAGTTGTTGCTGTAATGCGTCAATACCAATAATAGTGTATCTAATTGTTATATTGTATTCATTATTATCATAATTTGGATTTACAATTACATCATCAAGATCTACTCTTGGTTCATAATTTATGATTGTTGATCTTATTTCATCTCTTATTAGGTCGGAAACAACCTCACTCATATTTTCAAATAAGAGTCTTGATACTTTAGATCCAATTTCAGGATTAAAAAATCGTTCCCCAGTAAAGGTCATTACAAGATTGCGAAGAGATCTTGCTATAGCAGTTTCATTTTTTAATACGATTAAGTCTTGATTTAAAGGATTGGGTTTAAATGTTAAACTTAAATCTCTAAATCCTTGACTTATTCTCTCTACTGGCATTAGGACATACACTAAGTATTATCAATATATTTAGTATTATTTCCAGATTCTTTGATATACTACGAGGTTTTTCCGAGAGAAACGCGCGAGCGCGGTTAAAATCCAATTATTTTATATAAAATCCCTTACGTAAGTAATCAGAGTCCTCAATATATTGAAAATTATCCAAATTTTCAATTTTTTGATCGTTCCAGAGAGGAATCGCAATGGAATTTCCGTGTCTGAAATCGGGATTCTGCCGTATCTGAACTTCTATGAGGTTGTTATTAATGAATTCGCAGTTAATCCATTCATAATTACCGTATAAATCAGACAAAATCGGAGGAAAACCGATTTTCCTATCAATTTTTTCCCATTTTTCCCATTTATACAGTGGACTTTCAGACTTCCGTGTACCTCTTACAACTAATTCTGAGGTTTGATTTTTAAAATCAACACTCAAATGTTCTCCTTTAAAGATTTCACACCAAAATTCGGCAGGATGAAAGTTATCAGTACTATTTTCGATCCATTCAATACGAGCATGAATGGACATTCCGAGAAAATTGATAGCTGGTCTTACAATATAAAAGTCGGACTTAGGTACATTAGTCCCAGAAGGACCACATGTATATCCTAAAATCCGACTTAATTGCAACTTATTGTAGACCCAGAGGTCTTTTGGATGAATATTCAGATATTCTGTATTTCCATCCAAATAATACACTTATCGACCCTGACCCCTATATGCTTTCTTACGACCATTACGAGAAGTTGCAGAAAGTTTTGTATATTGAGACGCACCTTGACGAGTTTTTTTGGGTTTACCAGACATAAACCCATCTTTTACGAGACCAACTTTAGAACGTACTGCCATGTAACTCCTTTGAATTTACCTGTTTATTCTACACGATTATCGCATAGGTGTAAAGAGTCCTGAGGATATTGAAACACGTCTTCTAGGTGCTTCTGCATGGGTCTCTGAGTCATTCCTACATGAACATCTTTGAAGTCATGATAACCAAAACAACCAATCTTAAAAGACTCACTTTCTTGTTGATCAGTGTTCTTTGCTGCATAATAAGATTCAAGAAGAGAATCCATACGATTTGTCATACATTGTGAGTTAAAATATACATATGCTCTTGCTTGTGTTTCTTTCCAGAAAGATGTATCAAAGATTGAACCGTAAGAATAATACCACGATAATGACTTAGTATATGAGGTAATTGTTTCTAAGTAATCGGAGTTTGCCTCTTGATATGACACTAGTGTTCTATCATTTTTTAAGAATTGTGAAATCAATCCAGCAAAGTTATGATAATACATGAGAGATAATGCTTCTAATGGTTCAAAGAAAAATAAACGATTACCATTAAATGCTTCAAATCGATTTTGTATTAACTTCTTAGAAAATCTTGGAGTCCATGAAATTCTTTTTCCTTCAATTTGTGGATCTGACAGTTTATTATTATAAAGATATCCACATTTTGTAATTCCACGATCTGGAAATGGTAAACCAAATTCCCATCCATCTGGTGTTGCTGTATGTAATGTATATGTTGGATCGTCAATTACATCTCTTGTATAAAGTATTGCTGAATTTACAGTTTCAAATACTGGTTTGTAATATTGTGATTCATCATCCCATCCAGCACAATTCACAACAAAATCAAAATCACGATCATTAATAATAACTTTATTACCATCAATTTCATAACCTTCAACACGTTCTCCATAATAACGAATATCACATTCTTGTTCTAAATGATTATGAATAAAATCATTTAAGATACCAGTTTCAAAATGAAATGCAACTTCACCACCATGAAAATGATGTCGAAATGATCCACCCTTTCCCCAATCTTTATACTTAATTCCATTCTTATATGAAACAATACCTTGATCTGCTAATTCTCCAATACTAATATCAAGTGCTTCAAAAATTGTTCCTTGAATATGTGGTGTTGTTGATTCACCAACACTTAGATGTTTCTTATTTGGATCATAAAAAAACTCTACGTCATGACCTTCAGTGATCAGACGTAGAGCAGTAATGATTGCAGATGTTCCTTTTCCTATAATTGCAATATTCATTTATCTTGTACTATAGTTTCGATATCAAGTAAACTTAAATCGATATCTTTGGTTTCTTCGTATTTTTCTAAAGCTAACTCATGAAGAATATCAGCAGCTTCTTCATGAGTTACCTCATTGTAAATTTTTCTACCTTTATAGTAGATATTTACCATCTCAAATTACCCTCGTTTTTTCATGTCCTACACGAATGCGTGGATCACACCAAATCTCATATCCTGCTTCCTTTGCATCAAGACAGAATGATACATCCTCTCCACACATATCTTGTACTGCTCCAGATTCAAATACTTGCATCTTTGGAGCAAACCATGGATACTCTAGATTCTCAAATACTCCATGCTTAATTAATACCCATCCAAATCCTGTATAATCTACAGTAAATGGTTTCTTACGATTTGGTAGTGTCTCAATCGTTTCATGATTCATTACTCCACCATTAGCACGGAAATCATCCTCCTCTAACCAATGGGCAACAGATGATGTCTTTCCATCCTCTGTGAGATACCATCCTGCAACAACTTCCTTCTCACTACCATCAGCAGATAATGCATTATCGCATAGTTGCCAAAACTTCTCAGTGTTAAACACAATATCACTATCAATCCATAGTTGATAATCATACTCTAGTTTACCATCCCATGGTTTTTGATTAGGTCCACGAAGTACATTCGCACCAAGTACCTTACAACGTGCAAAGTTAACCATTGATGAGTAATCTTGACTGATCTGAATACTCATTCCATTCTGTACAAGATCAAAACATAACTGTACAAAATTCTTTAGAAATGTAAAAGAACATCCTCGACCTGGTAGGCAGAAGACAATCTTCTTGCCCCTCATACGTTCTTTAATTGCTTCATAGTCAAAGTCTGCAGTGACACTCTTCTTAGGAGTATTTGCTTTAACAGTAAATCCTTTTGCCATAAGTCTTAGTAACCTTCAGTTCAAATTTTATCAGTTTAGTGGACAATTGTCAATAAGATGCTTCTTGCATTTGTTGACGATTTACGATGACCTCCTCATATGAGAGATCTTCTTCAGTATAATTAGTCTGCATCAGACCAACAATACCCTTTATAGTATTCCAAGTAACAGAGAAATCCTCTTCCTTAATATTAGGAAAAAGACATTGATTGCCTGCGTAGATATGATATAGTTTTTCCATGAGGGTATATAAGTCAAAATTTTTGCGGGAAATTTTTTGATGGATTTTGTAATCTCATCATGAATTATATATACGACTTTCTATAGACGGTTTATATCCTCAGAATTTTTTTATGAAAGAGACTTATAGCTCTCGTTTTGTCACCTCTGTAGGTTAGGGGGACCCATTAATTTTAATAACAACCCCCCATAAAACCACACAACTGCTGTTCACGAACGAATAAGATTGCACGAATAACGAATAACTGGGGAGCACGAATAACTCCCCAGTTTGTATCAATCAGAACAGAAGATCTGCAATCTCATTGATAGTTTGTTCGGACTGAATATCCTCTACGATAACATTGAGAATCTCAAGGATTTCGTTACCAGTGTTACCTTGACGGAGCATACCAAGCATCATTGAACGAGTGTACATAACGAAGAAAAGTGTAAAGAACTGTTGGTGCTTTTAATGTCATCACCAGGACAATGAGTTTGTATCAGTTAAGAATCATGCCATTCATGAACTTAACTGTCTCACCGTTAGTTGTTACAAACCACTCACCATTCTTCTGGAAAATATGATCATCAGCACCATGAGCAAAAAGTAAGGAATTGAGACGTGATTTAGTGGTTGCTGTTCTCCAACCACCATGAAATAACTGGATGAACTTATCACCAACTGTTGCAATGTGGTTGCCGTGAAGGAACACACGGGACACATTATCTGCATCCGTTTTAACCTCAGTGTTGCCATTCTTCCAGTTCAGTGCTTCAATCACTGCCTCATTCATCAGGGATTCGATCTTACGCATGACAGAAAAGTGTTGTGGGGTTTGTGTGAAGAACTGTTGAAAGATTGAATCAGAAAGGATTAGTCCAAGTTTCGTATTGCTTCATGGTGATCTTTCTACCCTTGCACAGAGTATCTGTGAAGTTGTTCCAATTCTCACGGGTGTAGATAACATCACCTTTCACAACACCGAAGTGAACATTGCGGAACTGATAGAGTGCTTCCTTTTTAGTCATTGGAGTGAAGATTGTGTGGGGTTCGTTTCCTCCCCCCGTTGAACCTATTATGAAGCATCGGAGGGCAGAATACAAGTGGGGGTTGTGCCAGTCCCCCAATTGGTTTTATTCTCTTCAGAAACTCATGCAATTGCCTCCTCGAAGACTTCTTCAACCATACGAAACTCTGCATTGCTAAGTGTACACCACTCACACTGATCAAGTATCCAATCTAATGCTTGATCGAAATTAGCATCGGTTTCCATCACAAACTGCGGAAGGGATTGCAGTGCGGAGAAGAATGGAGCTCGGTTGCTCATTGGTGTGCGTTCCTTTCGACTTACATAGAATCTCATGAATCCATGAATCTCGCAATAGGGTCTTGTGCCAGTTCCCCAACTGGTTTTATTCTTTACACTTTCCTCACATAATCACCACACTGTTTCATACTTTACTGAGAGATCTTCAACATAAGCATCACACTTCTCAGATCCCTGGAGTTCGAATAATTTATCCCAGTCAATCTGATGAGGATTAAAGTCATCCATTGCTTCAATCTCTAGAGTGATGCGATACTTGGACTTTTGTGCGTAAGGCATGATCGAATCGGTGAATTGACTACAGTGTTATCATAATCCGTTCTGAGCAGAATGTCAAGAACTTCTTATTGTCATTATGTATGAAACTTCCTGATATTTTGAATCCTTATGTATTGAAATCCTAAAATCTCTGGATTCTGATTCTCGGGGTCTTGACATTTTGGGGGTCTTCGTGTTATCATGCTCGCTTAGATCACAAGGACTGGAGACATTTAATCAGGCACAAATACACTCTACAGTTACTCACAAGACTCTACAGATACCCTACAAAGTAACTCTATCCCCTCAAATGTATTGAATGAAACAAATCACTAAAATACATTTTTAAATACATTTTTTAATGTTTTTTTATTGATTTTAATTAAATAATGGGATAATTTCAACATTTTGGCATCCTTCTTCCTTCACATGTCTCTCCCATAACATAGCATCTCTAACATCAAAGAACACAGCATTTTGTTTACTGTAGAATCCTTTCTTCTTTGGTTTTGTATAAACAACTTGATACTTCATTATCATTCCAATGTCTAATAGTGTTTGAAATAATGAATAGGTTAGTAATAAGATACGACAGAAAGATTAACGATCTAATGATTGCAACCTTATCTGATTCATGCTTACAAGATGATGCTTTCTCTCCTAATGCTTTACACCATAATTTCCATAAAGATTTAAGTTTAAGCATAGACAACATTGAGGATCAATCTTAAATCTTTATCAGTGCATGTTGTTCCTGAATGTTCATATTCATTAGGAAATAATAGGGCACGATTTGCTTTACTTTGGAACTGATGTATCTTACCATTCTGATCTTTTATTGACGTAAATCCATCATTACTGTTTATCATAATGATACAGATTTTAAGTGGTGCAGGTACATCATCAACCCATACATCATTGTGATAGGGTTTCATTTTAACAGATGAAGTTCTAGGGGTTGCATTAACCTTAATTCTATTGATTGCATTAAGATCTGGAATCAATTTGACGACATTTAGGATGTCATCATAATACTCAGAATCTGGTTTATGATTAACAAAAAACTCATGCACAAATTGAGGGAAACCATCACCATCTTTTACTGATGAATCATCATAATGCCACAGAACTTCATCTGGGATAAGATCACTCAAATAGGAAAAGACTTCCTCTGGTAAGAAGTCATCAATGCACTGAATTGTCATTTTGATTGTGATTCAAAAGGGAGTTTTATTTCATCAAAGGAGTGATTGTAGACAACAACATTCACCTGTCTTAGTTTATCAGCATCAGGGTTAATTGTAAAGGAGAGTGCATACTCACAAGAGAACTTTACTGGTCCAGTGTAACCTCTGTATGAGATAATTGTTCCTGCTGTGTAC